TGTCAAAGAACTCGATTATCCCCTCTTGGAGGGACTATTTGATTAATATTAACTTCGTCCCAATTTTAACGGGACACTAATGTCTATCATTTTATTCGTATAAGTACCAATCTCTTCTGTTACCGCCAATATGCGTTTTAGAGTACGTGAGTATGCGTAGGTAATATAATAAATCCCATTCCCTGGTTGATACTTAATTAATGAAACATCGCTATCTATATTAGATGTATCCATACTAATTGGCTCTTCTTTGTGATAGCTGGAAATATCATTTATATTTGTAGCTTGTTCAAAATTCAGATACGGATCTATTACATAATTATTTACAGACTCAACATTTACAGTACAAGATGTGGATGCTCCCTTATAATTAATTGTTAATTGAGTCGTTCCAACATGAAGCGCAGATACCCTGCGTCCATAGCTTTGTACTACGAAGTCGTCTTCGGATTTAATATCGCAATCCGAAATATCAATATCAGTATTCACCAATTCTAATTGCACCTCTTCATTAACAATTAGATTATAATTTGTTTCTTTTAGTTCTAATTTAGGGGTAGAATCGTCGCCTTTGCTGCAACTAAAAAGCGACATTGCAGCAACAAATACAAATAGAATAGGTATTCTTTTCATATCAATAAAAATATTATTGGGTTAGTAACCCAAATTTACAATTTCACATTGGAATATCCAAAAAAAGCGAGGAGTGATTTTAGCCATCTCTTGTCTTTTACATATCATCAGTCAAAGATTAATAGAAGGCTTATCATAATATGAAAAATCCTCTACACTTCCTGTTGATAGTTCTATATAATTATTAATCATAAAGTCATGAAGATCGCGCACAGAACCATACAGTATCACCTTATCATTACATAGGCTCTTGCATACCGAAGTCCCGTACGACATTGCCTTGATTATTATATCTTTATATTCTGGCGCTTTCAATATTGACTCTTGAGCATGTCTATATCCATGAACTGCACCCATTATACAGAGACGATACAAGGCGTGGTCTTCCATAAATTTATAATTATCAAGTCTTTGAGTGTTTGTATAATTATAGAGCAACTCTTTATTTGCAGGATACCACCCATATCTGGCAGCTTCATCTAATGCACGTATTGCGTTATCACTCTCATCATCATTGAATTGCTTTTCGGATAACATCATCAAGCCAACACAATAATTTTTCAAATTCTTTGCATTAATTAAGCATTCTTTATCCGGAACAGACAAAAATGGGGAACAAAATTCTTCTACTTGATAATATATTTTATCTAGTTCATTACTAATTTCATCTTTATTGTCAATGGGTTGTAAGATTTTTTTAGCTCTATTTATTTGAGTATACATATCAGTCGTATATTCTATTATTTCTGCATGAGATTGTAAGAATACCACTACAAGTTGGTACCCTTCATACTGCCTTTTAATAGCCCTCAATATACATTCATTATACCTTTTTTCCGCAGACGACAAAAATTCAGATAAACATATACCATGATTTAACAAGCTATTATTATCATCTTTTACATCAATAGATGATAGAATATTTTTAATCTCATCGAATTCGTAATATACAGTTTCCGCAAAAAAAGCATAATCCATTACAATAAAAGAATGCATCACTTTTTGTGCAATATGATGTGTCATATTTAAATAAGAATCGACCGGATATGCAGATGCATTCATTATATAATGCGCATCCTCGTCGCCTTCTTGCTCCTCATCTAGATACAACTCTCCCTCGTCATAATTTTCAATTTCATTTTCACACGGACGAGTGTTTTTTTTCTTAATCTTAAAAAGAATAATAACAATTATTATAATTAGGATAATGACTAAGAGAAGCATTGTATTTTCGCATTTTAATAGGTATTCCAAATTTACAATTCTCTATTGAAATATCCAAGAAAAAAGGCGAGGAATGGTAAAAACCACTCGTCGCCTTTGTGTTTATAGGCTTGTAGTACCTTTATTCTCCCTCTTTTATACATTCGACGGCTACCCCAATTTGTCGCATACTATTAGCGCATTTATTCGCGGTATCCGTAAATTCTTTTAATGCCTTTATTGTATTAAATACATATATCTGGCCTTTATCGCGAACGAAGGCAACAAAGTCTTCTTTCTCCGCAAATAGTTCAACAACATCTACCCCGAGAGCGTCGGCAACTTTTTCAAGCGTACCGATTGTCGTATTTCCTGCAATAGCCTTTGCAAGCCCAACGGCCGTTATTCCAATTTTTTCTGCTAATTCTTTTTGAGTTATGCCTTTATCTCGGCAAATCTCTTTGATCCTAAATTTTGCCATAAACAATAAGTTTAATTTCCACACCAGTTGCAAAGATAGAATAATTTGCCATAAAATTATATAAACCAGATAAAAAATAATAATAAGTGTAATTTTCATACTTAAACATTTGGCAAATATTATAATTATTGTTATGTTTGCATTGAGAATAAAAAACAATAACTATAATAAATCATGAAAGCAACCTACAACAAAACGAAGATCATGCGCAATGCTTGGTATCTGAAAAAGGTGCAGCCGTCTATGTCGTTCTCAGCCAGCCTCAAGAAGGCTTGGCGCAACGAGAAGTTGGCGATGATGACAAGGCGTGTCGAGAACCGACCGATGGAGCAGCCGAAGGCCGCCGAATACCGCCCGCAGCTACTGGCAGTTCCTGCGGACTACTACGGAAACAGCAGAACGTACTACGGCGACTAACTCAAATAAAATACGACCATGAACGACATAATTGAATCAGCGGATCGTCTTGCAACCTTACTCGCAGAGCAAAACGCTTGTATAGAACGCATATTGGCAATACTGGACAAATAATCACAATTTAAATATCAATGCCTATGAAAACACCATCACTTCCGGGGACACCCGACTATCAACAACTCTACAACGAGGCCATGCAGTACAAGAAGGCTTATTTTGACCTTCTCGACCGTTACTGCGATATGGTTGACAAACACATCGCGGAAACTGACCGTGAGATCGCAGCATTTACTTCCACCTCACTCAAACGCCCTGTCGACCCCTTCATCCTTATGAAAATGGGCGGCAACTCTGATGTCGCACAATGTAAATAGCCGAGCCATGAAGAAAAAGAATTCAGAACCCGACTACAAAGCATTGTATGCACATGCTATGTTGCGGCTTAACGATTCCATGCGTGAAACGCTCCAACTGCGAAAGTACATCCACGCTCTTGAAACGGATGCGCTGAATGCTTATTTAAACAAGTCCAAGTATTTCCAATCGGCAACAACCAAATACTGTTAGTCATGAACAATCTGCAAATATTCAATAACGAGAGGTTCGGGCGCGTACGTATTATTATGTCCGACGAAAATAAGCCTATGTTTCTTGCGAATGATGTAGCGAGATCATTAGGATATATAGAATATCAAAAGGCAATACGCACCCATTGCAAAGGGGTGTCCGAAATGGACACCCCTACCGATGGCGGCATTCAAAGGGTGAAATACATCCCCGAATCCGACGTTTACCGTCTTGTCATGCGGTCGAAGCTCCCGCAGGCCGAACAGTTCCAGGACTGGGTATGCGATGAAGTTCTCCCCGCGATCCGCAAGACTGGCGGATATATGTCAGCCAAAGAGACGGATACGCCCGAAATGATAATGGCACGTGCCGTGCTGGTAGCCAATGACACTATAGCCCGCCAGAAGCAACAGTTGGAGCAGGCACACAAGCAGGTCGCAGCGCTCGCCCCGAAAGCCGAACTAATGGATAAAGTACTGGACACAGACCAGAAGATCGACGTCGGGCAGGCGGCAAAGATTTTGAACCTTCCCTTCGGCCGCAACACGCTCTTTCAACGGCTCCGTGAACGCGGCATATTCTTCTGCAATCGCAATGAGCCTAAGCAAGAGTATATTAACCGTGGTTATTTCGAGTTAAAGGAGAAGTTAATAGATCGCAACAACCACGAATCGTTCACGGTTATAAAAGTCCTCGTGACGCAGAAAGGGTTGGATTTCCTCGCAAGACAATTCGAAGTAGTCCAAACGCCAAAGAAGATGGCACCGATAAAGTAACCCCCGTATACCACTATTTCCACACCACGTTGGGGGCGCCTCGCAGAAATGCGGGGCGTTTTTATTCCCTTCCTTCCAACCTCACTACAAAGTGTAGTTAACTACATCCTAACGGTGTAGTGTAGGAGGGTAAAAAAGTCAGAGAAAAATTTGCATTTTGCTAATACGTGCATTATATTTGCAGCACGAATAAGATATAGACGTACGGGTCTATCCGTATAATGTGTAAATGAAAACAACTGTATAGAGCCCTAAATAGTTATTTTAGGGCTCAATTTTTTTAGCTACTAACTACACTAAATTTATGGCTGCAAATAAATTTTTCCAGCAAGAGCTTTTTAAATTCTCCATTTTCCCAAAATATCAAAGTTGCATTGATGATTTGGCTACAAATCTTGCCGACCCAGAGGAGTGGGACTTTTCAGATGACAAGAGAAAAAGTCACTCTATACTGAAAAATTATTTAGAACACATCTTCCGAAAATTGAGAGCAGAAAACAAAATCTGCTTTACAGCCAATAACGAGTATTGCTGCTTCAATACTGGGCTTGTCACTAAAAACCTGGAAGAAATATTTGCCTTCTTCTTCAAAAATAAAAATCAAGGTGAAGGAGTTCCGCCCTATGTTTTTAAATGTTTTTGCAAAAAAAGCGATGGTGCATTATTGCGAACATTTAAATCATCTTTGCCCAAGATAGCAGATTTTTTTCAAAAACCCGAAGACTTACTTTTTAATCCCAACTGCGAACTTATTCCCGATATAGATCATATCATCCAAGATAACCTAAGTCGTTTCCCAGCTGCTATGCAAGGGAGTGGTGATGCTGAAATTCGTCGCCGGTTGGAAGGGGCTATTGATGAAGCTCGTAAAAAAGTGAGAACGAACTATAAAACTGCGGTGCCCCAATTCTATGGCAATAGGATTCAACTATTGTTGCCACTATGTTTAACTCCCAACTCCCCCAATCCTGATTTAGCATTGGTTGTACATAAAATTGAAAATAACACATATACCGCACGCACATGTCTGACGCTTAAAATGGCTTATAATAATGCCCGATTAATTGTTAAGCCTCAGAGCACATGGTTAAAACCGTAAAATCATACGTAATTTAATACTGCCATTGTATTATGACTAAAGTAGGGAGAAATCCCTGCTTTTTTATTGATATTTTTACAGCTCCCCATTGTTATTAAAATGCACAGTCACACATTTGCACAGAGGCTTGAGGAATCGCCGAGCCCTTGATGCAAATGATTATTTACTCTCCGACAGGAACAGAAATATTGGACGCGCCAGTCACCAAAGAGGCTATCATCAAATATGTCCTCATGGGAGACTACTATATCGAGCTGCCCTTTAATCTCCTTGAACCAACGACATTTGCTCGTGGTTCCTACATCACATATAAAGGCCGCAAGTTCGAGATTATGTCCACGGTGCGCCCGGAGTTCGACAACAAGACCGGCGGCTATAAATACACTCTCAAATTCGAGGCTCAGCAAAACCACATGAAGCGTTTCGTATGCTTCTGGCTGGGTGGGGACAATCCCGAAGCCGTATTTCACAACACCACAGACCTCGAATCTTTCGCGGCGTTGATCGTCGCCAACATGAACAAGCAGCTCGGAGGCGAAAACTGGCAGGTAGGCACGATCACCGTTGACAATCCTAAAGCTACGAAGCTTGTATCGTTCAATGGCGATAAGTGCTGGGACATCCTCAATACGATTGCCGAAACCTTTGAGACGGAATGGTGGACAGAGGAAAACGGCGACCTCGTATCGTTATGCTTTGGCAAACTGGACTTCGGATCCCCCGAAGAGTTCAGACAGGGGAATGTAGTGAAAAACATTCCCGCAAAGAAAGGGGATGATTCGAGCTACGGCACCCGGTTCTACGTCTTTGGCTCTACTCGCAATCTTACAAGCGACTATGGGCAAGCTCCGCAAGGAGGTGAAACGAATCATGTATCTGAAATTCGGCTTCGCCTGCCGGACGGACAGCGGTATATCGACGCAATACCTGGTCTTTCGGGAAGCGACATTGTGGAGCAGGTCGTGTTCTTCGATGACATATACCCCAAGAATACGGAGACTGTCACCAGCATTGAGACCGTAGACCGGGAGATCATCGAAGGGCAAACGGATAAGGCGTATGTCATGTACTGCAAAGACACGCCGTTCCGGCCTTCGGACATGATTAAAGGCGAAACCCTAGGTGCTACCTTCACGAGCGGCAGTCTTATGGGGCGGGATTTTGAGCTAAGTATAAACTACAAACCAGAGACGTGGAAACCGGAGGATGGATTTGATAAGAAGTTCGAGATCATCGCGCAAGTAGAATCATCCGGTGAAAGCCAACTTATCATCCCCAACGAAAGCCTGCATCCCGAGCCTGGAGATACGTTTGTCATAACAGGCGTAAAACTACCTAAAGAAAGGATCGAGGAGGCTGAAAAGGAGCTCTTGAAGGCCGGGGAATCATATGCCGCGAAACACAGCAGCGACACGGACGTATACGACTGCGAAACTAATCCCGTATACTGCCAAGAAAACAAGAAGAATTACGATGCCGGGCAAGCGGTTCGCCTTGTGGATCCACGCTTCGGAGAAAGCGGCCGATTATCACGCATCCAGGGATACGAAAAAAAACTATATAACGAATATATCGCCACATATACGGTAGGCGACAATACGGCATATTCTCGTATCGGCAACATAGAATCGGAGGTGAAGGCAAACCTGTACGCACAGCGCATAGGCGTTACCGAATCGGGAGCCTCAATCTACCTTATCACCCGCTACGATTCCACTGCCGCCGCAGACTACAATGCCTATTCCGCCAAGCGTGCACTATGGGAATTCGCCAACAAACAGTTCCCGGACACATTCAAAGGTAAAATGACCTTTGACGACGGTGCCCAGTTCGGGGGGTTCGCATCCGGCATGACTGGCTTTGGCGGCATAATCGACAAGAAAGGGAACGCAGAGATGCAGAGCCTGAAACTTCGGGGATTCCTGGAGGTACCGGAACTCCGCTACAACCGTGTCGAAATATCCATGGGCGATACGTGGTATGCTCCAAGTGCCGGGATCATCGAAAGCGTCGACACCGAAGCCCAAACCATCACCCTCAAGCTCGAAGAAGGCGAGATCGGAAGTCCTCGGGTCGGGGATATATGTATGGGCATCTTCCACAATTTGAACACTTCGGAGAATGCAACCGCGGATTATGACGATGGCCGTGGCAACAGGCGCTTTGCCGGGTTCGCTACCTGCTATTTCCGCATCACCGAAGAGCTGGATACTGCAACTTACAAGACATTCAAGTACCAACTACGCCCGGCATCGGGAACTTACCCCACCCAATATCATCCGGCGGCGTCGATGACCTTCGTGGGCTATGGCTCCTTCTCGAATGAGGATCGGCAGACCTCCCGCTACGAAACCCGGACATACCAGCGTTATTTAACGGGAGTTTCCGATTGGGAGTTCACTGCGTCCAATATCGCCGCGCAATATGGCGACCTGTCAAACCTGTCCGTATTCGGGATAAACATGACGGGATATTCGGCATACCTGAACAACATCTACATGTCGGGCGTCATTCATCAGTTCACGCCCGGCGGCGAAGAGGTGCCCACGATCATAGACCGCGGAGTGTGGAGCGCCACGGAAACATACAACCGCAACGACGACGTATATTGGAACAACGGGCACTGGCGCTGTCTGGTCGACGGCACCAAGACCGAGCCCGGCAAGGATGCCGAGGAGTGGGTATACTTAGGCGGATACGGGATGCTCGAAACGGTCAGCATATTCAAAAAATCGGAGAGCGAACCGGCGAAACCTACGGAGCTTAAAATACCGCCCGAAGGTTGGACTACGGAGACGCTCCCGATGTCGGATCAACGTCCTACATGGATGTGTACCGGCACCGTTGTCGACGGGGAGGTCAAATCATGGTCTGCCCCTCAGCGCGTATCGGGCGAACCGGGAAACTGGACATCCTATGTATTTAAAAATAGCGATACGGAGCCAGCAAAGCCGACATCCTCCGACCCCATTCCGTCCGGATGGAATGACGCGCCCACTGGTGTCGGTATATGGTGGATGTCCAAGGCTACGATAGACGCATCGACCGGAAAGGCCGGGGCGTGGTCGACGCCTATCCGCGTAACGGGCGAGGATGGGGAGCCGGGGCCGCATACTGACTTCAAATACGCCAAGAATAACAGCACCACCACGGCGCCGGCGCTGGTCAAAACGGATCGCACCCCCGCAGGTTGGAGCGACACCCCGCCGTCGCTCTCTTCGGGTGAATATCTGTGGATGACCCAGGCAGAAATAGACGCCAACAATAGTCTGTTGCACCCGACGGTAGGCTGGGCAACTCCGGTACGCATATCGGGAGAGCAGGGCCCTAAAGGTGATGACGGCGCCCCCGGCGAAGACGGCGCTCCCGGCAAGGATGGCTTGCAGGGTTGCATAATCCGCCTCACGGAATGGGCATCGGGAGTGGAATACCGCAATGACCTCGACCTTGTCTCCAATGGCCCCAGATACATAGACATAGTTACGATCTATGCGAACAACAAACAGCTGAAATTCCAGTGCAGCCAGACGCACACTTCGTCTGCTTCCAACAAACCGGCGGCGGGATCCGCGTCGGCATATTGGCAACAACTCAACGACATGGTGCCGATATATACGCCCCTGTTGTTCGCAGAGAATGCCGTCATCAACTTCCTGCAAGGTATGGAGTTCGTGGTGCACAACTCCAAGACAGACATTTCCGTGAATACTATCATCGCAGGGCTCGTGGGTGGCGATATTCCACTGTTCGTCGGGAACAGTACACCGTCGAATGCGCCGTTCAGGGTTGCTAAGGACGGGTCATTCGTGGCCACCAAAGCCGATATTACAGGGACTATCAACGCATCGAGCGGAACGATAGGCAACTTTACAATTGACGAAGGAGCATTAAAATCCACAGACAGCTTCGGTGATATGCTTCTATCTTCCAATCTGATTAAGTTTACAGGCAGTAAGACTAATCTTTATCTTGGAGTCGACACCTGGCCGGCATCAACGGGTGGTGCCCTCTATGGGCCTATAAGAGCAGAAGTAAGCCGCAGCGCAGCCGGCGGCACGGCAGGCAATTACGGAGTGTATATAAATGTCACCGGAGCAGCATTATCGGATGGAACCACTACCGCTGCACGTCAGTCCGGAAACCATGCCTTATATATCCCAGAGGGGTTCATAACGGGTTTCAGGCTGAGGAATGTGCGAACCTCTTCCAATAGAACCCTGACCGACATGGACAGCGTGGTGTTCAGTACGGCTACGAAAGAGATTACGCTGACTTTACCGTCTTCACCAAAACAAGGGCAGATTTATTTCATCCGAAAGGTCGGCAGCGGCAATGTCAAGTTGACGCGCGGGAATACCCAGCACAGGATATGCACCAATTCCAACTCTCAAAACAACACTGAAATTACCTTGGATTGGGGTAAGCTGTGGATCATATTGTGGGATCATATGAACAGTATGTGGACGGCCAACTGGTGCCAACATTAACACAAAAACAGGATATATGAAAACATTGAATTTAAAAGAGTTCAAACTGTTCACCGACATTTCCCGCGCCGGGCATATTGTCGTCGATGCAAGGAAAGAGTTTGCCAACGCCATATACATGGGCATGAACGGCATCGTAGCGCATGACCTGGCATTCCGCATCCTCCACAGCGAAGGCGGCATCGAAGTTTCCGACGAGGAGGAATTGATTATCGTTGATACCGCAAAGATGTGCAAGGCGGTCTTCTACGACAGTATCATGTCCGCTCTCAAAAAAGAATAAACGCTCGAAAGGAATATGAAACGCATCCGGATAGGCAAGGACATAGAGATACATTGGCCGATACTCACCAATGGGCAGCAGGTAGCACTCGAAGGGCGCGACCTGAGACTCTTCGTCCATTTGCCTTCGCATATGGACATTCCCGTCGATTTCACCACCGAAGGCAACACCGCGATTTTCACCATCAGCGGAGCAATGCAAAAATCCATCGGGGTGTACCGTCTCACCATGTGGGAGAATTTGCAGAAGAGAGGGCAAACGGCGGTCGACTACTGCAAGGCCTTCGAATTGGTTCCTACGACACTTTTGGAAGGTGGCGAAGACGAAAGCAACCTTACAACGGAAACTGTCAACCTTGAGGCGTCAAGCCTTGTTATCGGATTGCCCGGCGAGAGTGCTTACGAGGCATTCAAGAAATACAACCCGAATTCCGAACTTACGGAGGAAGAATATGCCGAAGCCCCTATTAACGCTGCAAACGCCGCGAACGAAGCGGCAAAAGCGGCAAATGACGCTGTAAATAAGGTAGGGGATATTGACAAACTCCTTGCCCAAAAGGTCGACAAGGAAGAAGGGAAAGGGCTTTCTACGAACGACTACACTGACCAGGAGAAGGAGAAGCTGGCCGGGCTCTCCAACTACGACGACACGGAGATAAGGAAGGAGTTGTCCGACAAAGCGTCCAAGCAGGAACTGACGGAGGCTGCGGCGGGCGCACTGGCTAAAGCAAAGTCGTACACGGACACCAAGACGACAGAACTATGGAATAATGTCAGCGATGTGTTTGACGCCATGTCCGAGGAGCTCAACAGCAACATATCCGGCGGGGATGCGCAGACACTGACCGAGGCCAAAAACTATACGGACAAGGCGATCTCAGAAATTCCCACCCCGGACGTCAGCGGCCAGATCGAGCGGCACAACACCTCCCCCACGGCGCATCCCGACATCCGGGAGCTGCTCAACACCTGCGTAGGACTGCCGGAGTTCAACGACAAAACCTACGAGCTGACCTTCACGACAAAGGGCGGTGCCAAGTTCATCATCGACCTGCCTATCGAGATGATGGGGCTGCATTACAACGAGGATACCCAATCTATCGAGTTCGTAAATGCCGACGGCTCCATATCCTCCATCCCGGTTTCTGACTTCGTGAAAGTATATGTCGGCTCTATCGGTTCCGAGATACAGGTTACGGTCGAAGGCTCCGAAATCCGCGCCTCCCTGCTCAACAACACCGTATCCTGGGACAAGTTGACACTGGCATTGCAGGAGATGATCCAGGGCAAGGCCGACCGCACGGAGCTTCCCACGAAACTGTCCGAACTGGAAAATGATTCCGGATATGTGACTTCGGAAGAATTGAATACTGAATTAGGCTACAAAGACCACGTAGCCTACATCCTCAAGGACTTTACGAAGAGCTATTATAACAATACGGGCTCGGACATCACGGATCGGAGCATGGTCGTTACGCCTACGCAGTCAGGCGTGACGTCGAACTTCTCCCTGACCAGCCGCATCCCGGTCGCAGCTTCGGACTTTATTTTCGTGCGCATGAAGCTGCGCGTGGACAAAGAGTGCTCTTTGCGGATCATTACCTATTCGGACAATCTCGACCAGCGGGGCCGCTGGTTCGTCCTCAAGGCAGACCGCACCTACGAAATCTACTACCGCGGCAAGGCGGCGTCGGTAGCGGGAGGGCTGAATGTGGGCACCAGCATATCCGCAGCCACCAATATCGGCCAGAAGGTCACCATCGAGGATTTGATCGTCACGCTCAATAACTATGACGCATGGTGCGATGCCGAGAGCCGGGCCACGCTGAAAAACTTCGACACGGACTCCTTCACCGTGGACGAGGGCGGGACGGGGCATTTCTTCTCGGTCGCGCAGGCGTGCGACTTCGCAAGGGACGCCTTCGATGTCGTGAACAACGCGGTTACGGTGTTTATCCGCAACGGCCTTTACGATCACGAGGCCCCGAAGAATGTGGCGATGGGTTACCCGTATGCGATCATCAACAAGGGGGCGAACCGCATATCGCTTATCGGCGAGAGCCGCGACGGCGTCATCGTCTCGTATGAGAACAACTCCGTGAACCGCGCCAAGATCATCGAGGCGGGCGGCGAATGCACCATCGCCAACATGACCGTCAACTGCCTGAACGACGAGAGTTATACGGACGCCAGCGCCGGCGGTCACCAAGCCTGCTACTGCATACATATCGATTCGGTCTTTGCCGCATCTGAGCGATATTTCACGACGGTACGGAACTGCAAACTCTTCAGTACGTGCCATTCACCCGTCGGCGCGGGCCTTGCCGCCAACCAGACCATTCGGTTAGACGGCTGCGAGTGCGTCAGCGACACGCACGTAGGCACTTCGACGGGCGCGGCCACCATCCACGCAAGCACCGATGCTGCGGCGAAAAATATGGCCGTCGAGATCATCGGCTGCCGCCTGCTGTCGCTCGACGGAACCAAATCGCTCTACATGCCCGACGTGGAGGGCGGCGCTCCCTTCACACAGGTCGACGTCACGCTGCTGGGCAACACCTACTACACGACGGGGCCGGAGATCACCGATGCCGACTTCTTGTCCAGGCACAAGCTCACGCCGTGGTCGGATGCTTCGTTCAGCGAAATTTCGGTTATCGCGCACTCGGACTGCACGCTCGAAGCGCGCGTGACGCACCTCGAAGGGCTACTCGTGGGAGTGCTCTCGGGCAAAGTGCTGATCCCGGAATTGCAGGTGAAGAAGCTGGGCGTCTGGGGCGACAACAACCTGGTCGTCACGGGCGAGGGCGCGCCGGCGAAAGCCCCCGACCGCGCAGGGCAGTTCTATGTCGATACGAAGAACAACGCGGTCTACCACTCCGTGGGTAACGGCGCGGTGTCGGACTGGAAGAACGCTTAAACTACATACAACATGTCACAAGTCAACAAATACGCCAACAAGGCGGGTTACACGGCCGACAAGAATCGCAAGGACACACAGTCGGCGGTATCCTACATCGAGGACGACGGGGCGCTCATCTACGACGGCGTGAACGTCGTAGTGGACAAGCCGGCCGCCGGGGTTGGTGACCTTGCGGTCTTCGACAAGACCACGGGAACTATCCGCTTCGTCAAGGGTGCGACGCTTGTTGCAGAGCAGCTGCCGCCGCAGCTTGTCCCGGTGGCCGTGGTCTATGCCCGGCAGGGCGGGCGGGTGCTGATCGTGTCGCTTCGCAATGCGGCAAGCAGCGTTTACTGGGCGTACTCTTACGAGGTCGCCCTATCTGGCTTCGAACTGTCTACGGGGGGAACCTTCACGCTTCGTATCTATAATACCGACCACGCATTCACTTATGCCCCGGGTGCGACGCTCGCGGATATCGCCGCGCAGATCAATGCGGACGAAAAAATCAGAACCACTTATGGCTGGACAGCCTCTGCCGATGAAGCAGGGGGACGAATTGTCATGTCGATAAACACGTGGTCGCCCAATTATGTGCTTATCGACGTTACGAATGGCTGCCAAATCACCTATCCTCGGGAGAACGTGAGCTATCAGACAACACTCACGGGGATACTTATCAAAGGAACCAGAGAAGAAATTCGCCGCAAGAATGGTGTGAGTTCAAATATGGCAGGTGGTGTCCTCGACCAGTTCGCGGAATATTATTCGGAGAGAGGCCAGGCAGCCACAGGACAAAAGCCGGGAAGCGGCATAGTCATTCGGGAGAGCGTTTTCACCGAGGCCGACAACCCCGATCTGGTTGCCGTGTATCCCACCTACAAGGACTACCTGTTCGCCGAGCACATGGTACAATATCCTACGGAGTTCGGGACGATGTTGCAGGATGGCAAGACCAACACGAACCTGATCGGGCGGCTTACCTTCGAGGATATTTACGGCAAAACACAGTACCGCTACCCGGCTGCCGCCGCAGCCCTCGACTTCGGCATCACCGTGGACGGAATGACGACGGGGCTGGAGGCGGGGGCATGGTGGCTGCCGTCGTCGGAAGAGGTCTACCTGCTGATGCACGACAGGGTGTGTTTCGCCGCTGACGTGGAAAAAGACCCTGTAAACCGTACGCTCTTACGCTTGAAAGCTACCACGTGCTATGGTTATTATTATTATGTCCATACTTCATGCGAGATGCAGGAGAGTTACATCTACATTTATAACGGAAGGGCCGGCCATCTGGGCTATACAGGCAAGTGTTATAAATTCTCGTCCCGCCCGGTCTGCGCCTTATAATTATCTGAACCATGGAAACACAACGACAGATCGACACCCTCGAATCACGGCAGCTCGAATTACGGGCAGTCATGGCCAAGTCCGACGATAGGGCGGCCAAATGCAGTAAGGCCGGCCTTGACTTCCGGGCTACCTATCCTCTGGATTATGAGGAGTACGAAGCGGCCAACGCGGAGTACAACGCGAACGAAAAGACCCTTGCGGAGCTGAGGGCCCGGCGTGCCGAAGAGCTGGCCGCCGAAGAAACGGTTATGGACTTTCAAAATATTGAGCAATGAAGATGTATATGACCAACAAGCCCAACGGCGAGCCGTTCTATCCCGTAACCGTAGCCGAAGCCGTGCTTGTTTCCGAAGGAGAAACTTTAGCCGCGGTGCTGCAACGGCTCGAACAGAGGATCGCAGAATTGGAGAAGTCGGAAGCGGCGCCCCAGGCGCAGACAAACGTGTTGCCCGAACAATAGAATACACCCTATGGAAGCATTGTGGAGATTTATAGAAAGGCTCTGCGAAAAAGTATGGCAGGTGTTGATCGGTGCCCTGGTGTACATGTTCAACGCCATAGCCCCGATACACGACATACTGACGGCCTGCATGATTATATTCGCCGCAAACTTTTTCACGGGCCTGTTCGCCGGCGTGCTCGTACAGCACGAAGGATTCATATTCCGCAAGGCTTTCAAGTGCATATCCGAGGCTGCGGTAATATCGGGACTGATGGCTATGATACTGCTCGTCGGGGACAACATCGACAACCACGACGGGGCGATGTCGGCGATCTCGCTCGCAGTATATGCCCTGATATATTTCTACGGGGTCAACATCCTCAAGAACCTGAACCGCATATTCCCGAAGAACCGATACATCGACTTCCTGTACTATGTGCTCTCGTTCGAGATGATTAAGAAGATTCCCTATTTGGAAAACTACAAACAAAAACAAAAGGACAAATGAAAAAGAAATGGATCGTATGGAGCATCGTTGCGGCCGTGGCCGTAGTGCTCGGAATCGTATTCCCGCGTTACATCCTCGTGGGGGTTGTTTGTGCTATGGCCGGATGGGTCGGGCATATCCTGTACACTAAACACATCGCGCAATGACACGAGGGCTCAGAAACAACAACCCGCTCAACATCGAGAAGACACGGGGCGGCAATCCCTGGCAGGGCGAGGTCGTACCGTCGAAAGACAAGCGTTTCGCGCAATTTACGACGGTGGCATACGGCTATCGGGCTGCCTTCAAGCTGTTGAACAACTACCAGCGTAACTACGGGCTGGACACGATCCGCAAGATGATCGGCCGCTGGGCCCCGTCGGAGGAGAACCACACGGACGCCTATGTCCGCACCGTGGCGGAAAGATCGGGGGTGCCCGCCGACAGTCGGATCACCACGACCAACCGCGACGTGATGGTTCCCATCGTAGCTGCGATGTCGTTCGTAGAGAACGGCGTCGAGGCCAAGATGCTCGACGTACAGGCCGGGTGGGATTTGTTCGTAAAGGCATGAAACGCTTGATCCTCTACCTGCTCGCCGCCCTTGCGGCCGGGGCGCTGCTCTTCGGCTGGGGATACCGCCGGGGCGCCGCGTCGGTGGTTGTCGAAGAAACAACGCGCATCGACACGGTGTTCTATCCGCGGCCGGAACCGCTGCCCGGCACGTACCGCCTGGCCGACATCTCGGTGCCGGTGCTGCTCTTCGCGCCGCCCGACACGGTAACGGAGACCGTCGTTGTGAAAATCGGGGCAGACAGCGTGCAAATGAAGGTGGCGATGGAAACGCGCCCCTACTCGGACAGCACCTACCGGGCACAGGTCAGCGGGCCGCGGATCGGCAACCTGCGGCCGACGCTCGACTGGATAGAAACATACGACCGCACGACCATCCGACAGCAGGTAGTCACCCGGCGGAGCCGCTTCGCCCTGACTGCCGGGGTCGGGGCGGCGTACACGCCGCAGGGGTTCCAGCCTACGGTCGGCGTAGGAGTAGGTATTATTTTATGGCAATTCTGACAGGTATGAAGATAATTTATAACGACATCATCCCCTTCAAGGGATACAAGGCTATCAATCTGTTCGGGATCGTATTTGCCCGCAAGTCCGCCCGCCCGTTGTCGGATAAAAATAAAAACCACGAAGCGATACACACCGCACAGATGAGAGAACTGTTATATGTGCCCTTCTACATCGTCTACCTATTGGATTGGGTATTTCACGGCTTCAAGTACCGAAGGATAACTTTCGAACAGGAAGCATATGCCCATGAAGATAACCCTGAATACCTTGAAATACGAAAACACTACGCGCAATGGAAGAGATGATTTACATATACTGGGATGACTTCCCATCGGTTGTAACCGAATAACGGGCCTTGGGGTACGGGCATAAAAAAGTCCCCAACGCTTTCCCGCATATACCACTATACGATTGTGCCAACGCACCACATTGAGGACTTATTCCTTGAATCGGTGTGTTGGCTTTTTGTATAGTGGTATAACAAATTTATAATAAAAAATCGGGAAAGCATATGCGTAAATCGGAGCTTTTTGCACAAATACTCGAATGTGTTGCATTTGAAACTGAAATAGCCAAAGAACAAATCCTTTCGAAGGATAAATTTCAAGATGTGGTCGATGCACGTTACATGCTCGTGCACTTCTGCCATAAAAACGGCATGTACATCACCGACATCGCCCGGATGATGCGCTTCTCCCGCCGGGCCATAGAGAAGATGGTCGCCGGGTTCGATGAACGCAAGCGATACAGCCACCCTATATTCGAAATACAGTGCGAACTTATTGCGAAGAAGTTGCCTCCCATCTGCGCCCCAATGAATTGATATGCCTGCCGCCCGCAGCCACCTTTGCAATGTTGCAACAGGTGAACGCCCGGCCTTGACAGGGGCGGCAATCATTCAATAATTATTAAAAATGGGTTCGGATAAAACTTATATTTTCGATGGAGGCGGCTCGGGTGGCGGCCTTGACATCGCGGCTCTCGTCTCGTCAATGATGGGCAACAAGGGCATGGATCCCAACCTCGTAGCGGCACTCATGAACGGTAACAACAACCGTGGTGCATGGGGCGGTGACGGGTGCTGGTGGATCTGGATCATCCTGCTGTTCTTCTGCTGGGGCGGCTTTGGTGGCAACGGCTTCGGCGGTAACAACGCCAATGGCCTTCCTGCGCAGCTCAACGGTGACGCCGGACGGGAACTTCTTATGAACGCAATCCAAGGGAACGGCGCAGCCATCAATCAGCTGGCATCGTCGCTCAACTGCTCTACGCAGCAGATTCAGAACACGCTGTGCAACATCCAGGGCACCCTCGGCATGTCAAGCCAGCAGATCATCAACGCTGTACAGTCGATGGGATGCCAAATCGGCAACCAGATCGCCGCGTGCTGCTGCGATATGAAGCAGGCCATCAATGGCGTCAATGTGGGCATGGAGCGCGGATTCAGTAGCGTTGCCTATGAAACACAACGTCAGACCTGTGATTTACAAAACACAATTCGCGAAACTTCTCAAAGCGGGACTACAGCGATAATTTCCAAACTGGATCAAATGCAGGCAGCTGCATTGCAGGATAAAATTGATGCCCTGCGCGAAAAGAACAGCACGCTGACCACGCAGCTCAACCTCGAACACCAAAACGCCTACATGGCCGGTGTTGTAGGACAGGCTGTAGCACCCGTGAACGCCGCTGTAGCGGCTTTGCAGAATGACGTGAATAGCATCAAGTGCAAGCTGCCCGAAACGGCTACCGTGCCCTATTCGCCTATTGTCGGTGTGCCTACGTGTATTGCCGCACAATATGGTCTCGGATATGGTGCAGGGTTTGGCTTTGGGGGGAGCGGCGGATTTTGGGGATAATGCTATTATGCGCCGATAGGTGAAATGTTCTTTGACTTACTGATAAGAGGCTTCCCAATCCGAAAGCCAGCGCCAATGAAATCCTTTCAATGTGCGAGTTGGTTTTCGAATGCATTCATATATTCCTCCGATGTGAAATCCGTGTAATTGATGGGCTTCGGATGCTGTTTTATATTTTGCAACCAATATTCCATTTTTAATCTGGACAATTGGCTTTCTGTTTTTCTTGTTGGGTATTCTTCGTGCTTTTGCTGCACACTCTCTTGTGACAGGGTTAAGCATGTTCATTGAACGAGTACACCAACGAAGATTACGTGCCACATTGTTCGTCCGGTTCCCATCTATATGGTCTACATATGCATAGTTATTAGGATTGGGGATGAACGCTTTAGCAACAAGCCTATGGACTAATTCAGTCTTATCTACTCCGTGTAGGGATGTAAGTCTAACTCTCAAATATCCTCCCCGATTTGGGCGAGGAGTTAATATGCGAGGTTTAGTCGTCCAACTATTGTTATTACCTCCGCTCACGCGATGGGATAGCGATGAAACCCTACCATAATCAGATACCGCGAAATAGCCGAGCGTACCATCAATAATACGCCATTCTTCTCCTTCGAGAGCAACACTCTCTATGAATTCCCGATTTGTCATTGCCAAACAATTTAGTGGTGCCAAACGAGAAAAAGAGGGAAGGACGTTTGGCAAGCCCTTATCAGTTGGTCATGACTCCAACCTATCCCGATGTAAAATTAGTTATAATAACTTAAAATACAAAAATATGGCAGTATTCCCATTTCAGTATGTTAACCGCAGAGGCATACCGGTACTAAAAACTACAGGCGTGACAGTGGAGACCACAGGGGTTGTGTTTTCCTTTCCCAACCACGCATTTGCAAATTCGTGGTACCGGGGACTCGTGCTGGTTGAGTTGGTACAGGAAATCCCTGCCGGCACAACGGGAACACTTCCCGTGCTGTTTGAAACCAACGGGCAAAATAAGAATCTGACGACGTACAACGGAGCAAATGTTACAGTATCGGATATTCCGGGGTCAGGGGTATACCAGATATGGTATGACAAGCAGACCGATACTTTGCAATTGATGACCGGTGCCGTCTGAATTAAAAAAACAATTAACCGAAAGACGGGGAGGAGGGCTCCTTCTCCCCTATCTTTCACAAATCATTAACCAAGATGTTTCAGAACTTGAGAAAAGGCTCCTTAGTCTACGTTTTCGACAACAGGGAACAGCCTAAGTTTTATACAGCCAACGTAAAAGACGTATCGGCACCGTATTTCCCGCCCCAAAAGCCCGGGCAATTCTCGCCGATGCCGCAATTCATCAACATCTCGATAGAGGGCAACGAGCCCTGGGGCGTCCCTATGCAAGCGGACATCGTTTCAAAAGACGGACTTACCGTAGCGACGACACGGGAAGTGTTGAAGCCGACCATCATGGAGGCACAGCAGGCAAGCCGTGACATCGTGGAATCATTCGACAGGCACAAAGCCAACCTGAAGGTCTACGATGAGATCCTGATGCAGCTCGATCCCGAAGCTGCGCGTTCAAAAGAGCTCGAAGCCGAAAACAGGGAGTTGCGGAAGATGCTCGCTGACATGAACGAACGGCTGAGCCAGATACCGACGGCGGAAGAACTGAGGAGCCTTGTCAAGTCTGAACCACCTGCAAAAACAAAGTAACTATGGGTTGGAGAATCATAGGTGAAGGCCGTGGCGGCTTCGGCGGCCACGAAGAGGAGATGGAGCGAGAGCTCCGACGCGCCTACGAAGAAGGCTTTGAAGAAGGCCGGCGTGAAGGCCGTGGCGGATACGGTGAGCGTGGCGGCTACGGACAAGGTGGCGGCTACGGCGAACGTGGCGAGTATGACCGCGGCGGGTATGAGTATGACGACGCCTACGGCGAACGCCGTGGCGTAAGGGGTACAGGCCCCTATTCGCGGTATCGCAGGCGGTAAACCGGAGGGAGAGGGCCGCAGTGCCCTCTCCTATTTTAAATCGAAAAATATGGACAGGTTAGATACACATGAAAACTTCCCGGCAGGGTTCCGGGAATATCTCGAAAATTACGGTTGGCACTTTTCAAAGAAAATGTGCGAATTCGCCGTTGGCAAAATGAAGAAAAAGGATGCAAGCGGCAAAGAAACCCCTATTACGCCCTATTCAAACGACGAGGTTCACCAACTTCTCAAACAATATGGCGTAGAATTAAAAAACGATGTAGGATACAATGCTTGTTACGTTGCAAATATGGCAAAAGCAGACTTCCTTGGGTCGTCGTTACCGAATGAACAGTACTTGGCTAAATTCGTCAAAGACTATCTTGATGATATAGACGGCGCACCAACAAGAGCAATGGATGAATACTATGCAAAGACAATAGCGGAAGGCATTCCAATAATATGGGAGGACATGGTCTAATCACAGTACTCCCAGCGCATATTTCTATGTGTTTTTTGATGACCGCTAAGACATTGTTGTATCCCTCTATATTTATATATGCCAGCCTTTGTTGCGGCAATTATTGAAGGATATACAGTTTCTTCGCCATTGATAGTTATGGATCGAATCTTCCGAGTTCCGAATTGTTTGCCATAAAAATAACACTTTGCACCAGACTTGGCCTTAGAAATACGATTTACAGTTATGGGATTCAGCAAGTTTTCACTAAGCGTACACCAGCGTAAATTTTCAATACGGTTATCTGTTATAATTGTATTGATATGGTCGATACATGGTTTATTGGCAATATTTGGTAAAAATGTCACAGCACATAGACGATGCACAGAACAACGCTTGTGTATGCCATGAACGGATAGCATGACGCTCAGATAGCCGTTTAAATACGGTGTTTGACGGATTATTTTACCACGATGAGACCGTAAATGATTATTCCTTGCATTGACTAATCTATCAAGGCTCTTTATGCGCCCCATAGTAGATGCTTGATAGAATCCCTCATAATTGGGAATGTCGCGCCACTCTTCGTTTGGCAAATTGTCTAAAGATAGGTTTTGATAAGGCTCCATATTGGACAAAAATAAACATTTTTTTAAGAATGAAAAATATCGCAACGCTCGTCCGTAACCTGCCTGCCGACAAGTACCAGGAACTGGCCGGGGCAGTGAACGACGTATTCGAGAACAAGCGCTTCAACCGGGCGCAACGAAGGAGACTGGCGCGAAACTGGCGCAAGTACGGGAAAAGGGAGGAAAAATGAAGATTCGGGACTTGAGTATTCACAAGTATGGATGGACGTTGCGCATATATTATGCCGTGACGTGCTACTATACGGGCGAAATACTCAAGTCCCTTACCGACATCGGATGCCCCGATACGGTTCTTCATCGCGTACAGGGGAATATGGTGAAGTGCGAAATGGATACGGGATTCACCTACTCCAACAAGGAGCATCGGCAAAGTGTCATAGTAATAGGGATGCACTCCTCGCCGTGGGAATTTCTTAACAGCTTTGAGCACGAACTGCGGCACCTCGTAGACGATGTAGCCCTTACCCTCGGCCTGCCGATGGCCGGGGAAGAGGTAGCATACCTTACTGGCGAAATAAACCAGGCGCTATGGGAAGATGTGCACCAATTCACCTGTTGTAAATGTAATGGACATGGAAAAAGATGACACCCAATACTGGATGGCGATGCTCGAAGTGAGCGAATGCTGCGCACCCATATTCGCTGCCGTCGTATGCGAGTTGATGAATACGATTTGATTATTCCAGAAGTTTCACCAGATCGGTTTTCATCTCCTCGTCTATGTCGCGGTAGCGGGCAAATGCTTTGCTGCCTTCGGTATGCCCCGACAAAGATCCCACAAGGTTAGGGTCTTTGACCTGCTTATACAGATTCCCGATAAAAGTACGGCGCGCCATATGGGACGACGCAACTTGGTAGAGCGGTTTTTGCTCAGGCTGCCTATTTAATGGATTCAAAATTGTTACTTTGCGCTTTAGTCCAGCAGCAAGAAATATCCTCTTGATAGCTTGATTATACTTCTGCTCGCTGATTAATGGTAAGAGCGACGGCCCCTCATAGTCAGAATAACGCTCTAATATCTCATTGGCGATAGAATTCAGGGGGACGCGAACTGTTATAGGTCGCCCATCTTTTGACTTACGGGGAATGTACTCAATAGCGCCACGGATTAGATTGTCCTTTGTTAATGTGTACAAATCACCTACTCGGCACCCTATCAAGCACTGGAACACAAATATGTCTCGCTGAATAGATAACTTTGGATGCCTAGAAAGATTGGTATGGTAAACCTTATTACGCTCTTCTATTGATATATAGAATGGGGTGCCATAAACACAATCATCGATTGTATATTTTTTAAATGGATTATTCGTCGTCTTTTCATTATCAACAGCCCAGATAAAGATAGTACGCAGCTTCTTCATCATGCCACTAATCGTATTAGATCCTCTGGGATTCGGTTTGCGAGATTCTGGTATTTGCTTATACATTTGAGGCTGGGATAAAACGATGACATGTTCATTTCGCATATAATTATCGAGGATATACAAATCATCCAATGTCACAGTGTCTATATCTAAAATATAGCCATCCTCCTTTGTTTGTCTCCACATCTCAAATCGCCTTAATACTCGAAACAAGACCCTAAAGTTGGCCTGACGAACCTGCGACAATTTGCGTTTTTGGAGAAATTCATCGCACAACTCAAAAAAGCATTGCTTTTGCAAATGAAATTTTTCGGGATGCAAATATTTATCAACTTCAATGCAGAAGGATTCAGAAGATATATTATCTTTGTTAGGCAACGAGGCGTATACATCTAATAAAATAGTTTTCCACTTTGCTACATTCGCATTGAATACTCCCCGTGCGATCGTATCATAAACTACCTTTGCTTTAATTTCGTGCCGTTTCGCGTCCCAATGTGCCGGATTTATTTCTAAATTTGACGTGTAAAAAAGTTGAATGTCCCGTCCGTCCCGAATACGAAACCGAACTTTACATTTTGCTCCTTTCTTTGAAGAACGAACGAACGCAGAAATAGTAGCCATCGGAGTATTGATTTAGTGGTGGTGCAAGTTTAGCTTTTTTGCACCACACAACCAAATACAAATGTCCCTACTTGTCCGGAGTTGTCAAAAATAAAACTATGTAAAACACCTATAATCAAATATAATAGCTGAAATATCAATAAAATACCGATTTAGGAAAAGGCAGTCTTTTATCCCCTGAGGGGGTACAAAGCAAAAGACTGATAATCAATGATTATCAGTCTTTTTGTTTTTGTGTTCCTGCCCTGTCGTCGGGCATTTTCGGGCGGAAAAGAGAGCGTTTTCGGGGAAATGTTTAACACTAAATCAGTCGGTTAAACTTGTTTGCGCAACAATGCAAACAAATGAATATCAGCATTAACGCCGTCTTTCGCAAAGACAGACTGAACAATC